GCTGAATGGAAACTTCTTCCAGACAGTGTACTTCCAGAACTCTCTGATGCTGACCTAACAAGGTTCAACAGAAGAGTAGCACTCGGAATTACAACGCACGGTGCACTTGAAGCAGCCTGGGAATTAACACCCTGGAGCTGGTTCATAGACTGGTTTTCGAATGTCGGCGATATGCTTGCCGCGACGAACAACACAGTGGGCTGCACTTGGGGCAGGATCTGTGTCATGCGTATGTCTTACTCTAAGACTACGTATGATCTGGATCCAGTTGGAACTGCATCTTGGGTCACCTTTGATGGGTGGTACAATTTGCATTTTCAACGCAAGGAGAGGTGGCCAACCTATCCTATTGTCCCGTTTCCCCTACCTACACTTCCCGTCTTTGACGGCGGGAAGTTGTCGATACTCCTGTCCTTAGCTGCCCTCCGGCGCTGAGCCGGGGGTGTACAGTAAGGATTGGAGGTAACTCCCATGTTAGGTAACACGTTCGTTCTGCCTCAGGCTGGTGGTGACATCACCCTGAATCTGATCAACCAGGACGGGTATTCTTCGGAATACCTGTTCAAAGACAGCACTGGTCAATACCGCGTTCGGATCCGACACACTCGTGTCGGCCCGACCACGGCAAGACCCGCGACGTACGATCGCCACAACCTCGAGGTTGTGCAAACGATCTTCGCCGCAGGTGCTGTCCCCGAGTATGAACGTAAGTTCTACTTTGTCATTGAGCACTTGCCCAGTGACACCAGCGTGGCGTTGCACGATGCAGTGGCTGATAAAATCATCCTCTCATCGAACGCTTTGCTGACGGGACTCTTTGGTTGGAATGCCTAGTGCGCCTTTGGGGTTCCGGTAAGACCGGTTCACCCCCAGCTCGTTGCTGGGTCCCAATTGCGTAACGGCTTCTAACTTGGTTGCAGAACGTGGCACTCTAACAGCATGGGACATCTTGCCGGAGTTAATCCAGCTATGTCTAAATGCCATGTTAGGGAGCTGAGCAACGTGTACAAAGC